AGTTGGCGACCATGAACCAGTTCACTCCGTCGCATTGCAGCATGGTCAGATGCGGACCGGTCGTCCCCTGAGTCCCCGCGGAGAATCCTTGAATCGCGGACCCGCCAAAGGTTAGGGTCGCGGTGAGGCCGCTGGAGTAGACGAGCAATGTCTCGCAGCCGCCGGACGCCGCAAACGACGCGGAGGTCGGTAAAGTAATGGTGGTAGTGCCTGCTCCGATAACCCGGATCAGGTAATCGGATGTCAGGGCAGTATAACCTGAAAGCGCCACAGCCGTGCTAATCGGCGTCACGTTGCCGTCGGCCTTGTTGATCAGCGTGTCCGCGCTCTTAGGGGTGGCGATGGTGTCCTGGGTCAGATGATCTTCCAAAGTAACGTGATCGTAAGTTGACATACTTATCTCCTTTCTTGCGACTTGTCCTTGCATTTGCGGCTACAATACTTAGTTCGTCCAAGTCGATATTGAGGCTTCTCAAACTGCTTGCCGCAAACAAGGCAAATCATCAACATCATACATACCCCCCTAGATTTTCTTATATCATAATACATCTAGGGGAGTATGTACATAGAATACCTATTACGTCGGATACACCATAAATAAACTCACAGGTTTTACTGCCCCGGCTCCGAATCTTGCACGGCCACCGAATACGTTGTTGCCAGTGTTCTCATCGATCCATGACCTTACCCTGAGACCGACGCGGTCGATCCAGATCAGGCCGTCTCGCTGGCACCTCTTGGAGTCCATGACCCACCAGGGCATGCCGTTGGCGGATGTTCCACCCGTGGGCACGGTCAACTGGTTCCATACGACCACGTTCCATCTTTCCGCGTGGTAGTTGAAACCGGCGTCGGTAGTGCCGGGCTTCTTCCCATCGCCATCGGTAAACACAGCGTCAGCGACAGCCTTCTTTATGACGGGGTCGTTGGGGATGATGATCGTGTCGGGCTGGATGTTCAGGATGTTGCCGTCGTGATCGGTGAACTTCTGCATCTTGTTCTCGATTGACGCTAAATTGTCATATGAGAACACATAGGAAGACCCGGTCAGGTAGTTGGTGTTGACTGCCGCCGAGAAATTCGAGTTGCCCGTAGCGCTCGTGTGAGCCGCGGAGAACAGCGCGACAGTGTCGTTTGCGGTAAAGGCATAGGTCTGGCCGTTCCACACGAACGACGTTGCGTTGCCATTGATCAGGAACTGCGCCCCGAATTGATCCCTCGTCCTGTAGTATGACTGGATGAAGTCGGCTGCCTCGGACTTGATGTTGAACATCTTGGCATCCTCGATCATCGTCTCGGTGACTTCAAACGAGAGCTTCCATTCGGACGGCGTCACAACCTGTTCGTAGCCGACCTGCTGGGAGGTGCGGGGATAGTTGCCGCCTTCTCCCACATTCTGGAAGTTTCCCTTGCTGGTAAGTTCAGAGAATTTCTCAGCGTACTTATCAGAGTCCATGACGTTGAAGATCAGGTTCAGAGGTGATTTATACCCCTCTTCCTCTTCCTGCAAAAAGGCACGAATTGGATCTTGGGACTTCAATTTGTTATCGTAGAGGCTTTTTATCCCCTACTTCTTACGGTTCTGTTCCCGTAAGTTCAGCATATCTTTTCGCCCTCGACTTTACGTTAGGGTGCTGCGGACTCGTGGAGGGATTATATTCTCTTTCGAGTTTCACCCTCTATGCGTTGCGTGTGACTAGGCTGTTACGTCTAGCCTTCCACTCTGATTGGCATGTTCTGAAACATATGCAGAGATTGCTTTCAATCTCTCGACATCGAAGAAAACCTGTTGAGGATACCATTCTACAAGGTCTTTGTGGTGCTTGCTAGCATTGCACCCAGGGCAAGCAGGGATGATATTTCCAAGTGTGTATTCGCCATATTCGCTAACAGGGATGATGTGTTCTTGCGTCAGTTTCTTTGGCTTCTCACCACAGTATGCACATCTGTAATGAAAGAGCTTCTTGACTTGTTTCCACTGTTCGCAGGTAAAGTCTGCCCTGAGGCCTTTCACTCTTACCCTGCGAAGGCAGGCACGCTGGATATAGGCTTCCGTGTTTTTCTTGTAGTCTCTATCCTTATGCTCTTTATGCCTCTCGGGGTGCTCGGCAACCCATTTGCGGTGATTTTCCCTGGCACGTTCCATTGCCTCTTCGCTCTTGTGCCTTCGGTTATATTGCCTTTCAGCGCCCCTTGCTTTGTGCTCCTGTGCATATTTGTGGTTGTACTCTTTTACATGCTCCCTGTTATCTCTCTTCCACTGGCAGATACATTCTCCACAGATAGTTGTGTAACCATCTCTCTTTGTCTTGTCCTTGTAGAATTTTGCCTCATCTAAAGTTCTCTTACATTTGTTGCATTGTTTCAAAACTTCACAGCCTTCCAGATTTCTTCCGCAGTTATAATATAACAGGTTTCCCTGCTACACGGCAAGCCATTCACCAAAGATACTGTTGTTCAGTCCACTGGTTTTACTAAATACTAACGGCATTCAGTTTCACTCCTTTATCAGTTTTTACAGTACGTCGAAGCGTCCGGTCACTACACCACCGAGAGTCGCAGTAAGGCTGGTCGTTGTAAGGACGTGGAAATACAGGCCGACAGTCGCGGCCACGGTCGCCACACCCGCGTCAACGTAGACGGCGTTGGTGGCGTCGATGGCGTAGAACGGGAAGGCCAGGGATGCGTTCGTGATCGCCGCGGAGCAGGCAGTCTGCCAGATCTGCGTCGGGTCTACGAGGACAATGGGCACCTGCGCAGCAGAGGCAACCGCAGCCACCGTCGCTATCGCCGCCTGGCATACTCCCAGGATGGGGCCAAGCAGAGAAGTCGCCGGAGCCAGGCAGCCGGAAGCGTTGACGTACACGACGCTATCGATGGCAAGGCCGGTATTGGATGCTACGGAGTAGTTGTAGTTAAGCGGCGCGCTCGCGCCACTCAAAGATTGAATCAGCTTAAAAGCCACTTGTCTCACTCCTTCTTAACGAGTTCTTGGATTGTTTTTCCTGTCTTCAGCGATACATTTTGCCTTGAACTCCATGATCTTTTCATCCGTCCAGGTCGGGTTCATTGCCTTGAAGCGGGCAAATTCATCCGCGTCGATCTGAATATGCTCGAGATCGTTGGTCGTCGCGGCTCCCTCCGATTTGACGGAGGACCTGCCCTGGATTGAGTTTAAGGTAGCCTGCTTCGCTTTCTCGGCTCTCTTTGAAGCGAGGGCAGTACGGTTCGCGCTCTCGTAGGCGTCGAGTATCGAATAGCCTTTCTGCTTCAAGGAGAGCATCTTGGAATAAACTTCATCCCCGACGATCCCCTTGATTTTCTGGTCGGCAGCCTGGTCGGTAGACGATTTCACCTGCAAGCTGGTAAACTCAGGCCATTCTTCTCCCAACGCGGAGAGCTCGGCGTTGAAATCGGTTACGTGGGCGCGCTCTGACTCTGCCTTCTTGGTTTCTTCCAGCGCCCGCTTTATGGATTGGAACTCAGGATCGGTCCTGATGATGTCCCTGATCGTCTGGGGATCCCAACCGGCGTCCTTGTATTCCTGAAGTTTCTTTTCCATCTCGGCCTGCTGCTCAATTGTTTTCTGAGCATTGGCGGCCTCTTTCCACTGATCCAGCTCTGCCTTTAACCTTGCCGTCTCTTCTTCAGCCCTTCTTGCCTTGGCGAAGGCGGCGTCCAGATCAGGACTCTGCTTGCTGGTCCGTTCGGCGGCTTCGGACTCGCTAGTTTCAGCGACGGTTTCGCCTCCGTTTTCGTTTTCAAATTCATCCTCGGCAGGTTCGCCGGGGAAGAGGACGGCGGGCTCCTCTATTGCGCCGCTAATCGGATCTGGCATATCTTTGCTCCTTGCGGTTTACCCTCCGCATCGGGAAATCACCCGAAGGCGTTATTTCTTGCTGGAATCTCCGTAGCGCAGATCCTCGCCCATGATGTACTTGGGTCCTACTGAATCCCGCTCGATCTTCGCACCTATGCGATTTACTGAAGATTTGTTCGGGAAGCCTTCATTCTGCTTACGGGTCTGTGTTCCGCTCTTGCCGCGTTGCTTGCCGTCCTGCACGTTTGTCACCTCCTTAACGTGAAAAAGGGGAGCCTGTGGTTTCCCACTAGCCCCCCGTCTGGTTGTTCCTGATCGGAGTTTACTTATTCAGTTTGATCGTTTCCAGCTTTTCTACGAGCACGATAAGACTGTCCTGGATGGTGATCGTAATCTTCCCCCACTGGATCTCTTTCAGGGCGTTGATAATCCGCTCGTCGGTAAATAACAGCGACGCTTGCACTACTTGGTATGCGGGTTGATGATGGTCTTGCGCTTCTTCGGCTTCGGCGGCTCCACCAGGTGATCCAGGTTGCCGCCCTTGCGCGGGCCGACTGCCGGTTTCTTTACCATGCTCTGCTTGGTTGCCATCTCGCTTTTTCTACCTCCTAGTATTTTTGGCTTGTCGAGACTTTGAACTCCGTCATACTGCTTTTTACTCGCGTTGGGCATGGGGCCTTTCTCAAGCTTCTTCTTCTTAGCCATCTCACCACTCCTTAATTTTCTCTACGCGAAGGGCATTTTGGGATTGTTCAGCGAGGGGCCAGCCGCCTTCTTGGGCGGCATCATCGGCTTCTTCATCTTGGCCTTCGCTTTGGAGACAACCTTCTTTACCGCCTTGGGCATCTTCTTCTTGGTCTTAGAAACAACCGCGCTTTGCTTGAGCATCTTTTTGGTCATCCTTTCTTTTCGCCAGCTTTGCGATAACTTATAGCGACCGCCTGTTTAATTGCCGCCTTCTTTGACTTCGGCTTCGATGTACCGATCTTGCCTTTCTTCTTGTAGGTATCAACAAGTTCTTTAACATTCTTACCCCGGACCTTGTTGGACTTGCCCTTGAGGAGCGGCACCCTGATCACCACCTCCTTCGAACTCAGCGAAGATCTGTTGTAGAGCTTCGGGAGACTGCTTCATCATGGATGTCACGATCTTCATCTGCTCATCCTGGGGAAGCGTGGCGAGCTTCTGCCTCACGGCCTGCGGCAGAGAGGTGATAAATTGTTGGATGTCTCCCTGGTTCGGCATTCCCTGTTGTCCGGGCTGCGGCTGTCCTTGCTGTCCTGGCTGAGTAGTCCCGGCCGGCGGTTGGCCGGGTTGTTGCATAGTAGGTTGTGTAGTAGGTTGAGACATAGACAGCGCTCCGCCTGGCGCAGGTTGTGATTGCTGTTGCTGCTGTGCTTGCTGCTGTGCATCCTGAGCATCCTGGGCTTCCTTAGCCTGTTTCTGCTGCTCGATGAAGAACTCTTTGACCATTGTCGCCTGTGGAAAATCAATCGCCTCCATGCACGTCCAGAAAGCAACCGGATCAATCAACTTGCCTTTGCTGATGTTGATCAGAGTGTTCGTTAACCATACCTTATCCTTCGGTAAGGCGTCCTTGGTATTGACCTCGAAAGTAAAGTCTGTGTTATAGAACCACTCGCCTGAAGCATCCTGTCTCAGAAATTCGTACTTGTTGAACTGGCCCCAATCGTCCTGGTTCTTCTCATTTTTAGAGATGTAGGGTCTCAACTCATCGTAATAGGCCAACTTGAACTCGAACATCAGTTGGTATAATTCCTTAAAAGCAGTGTTCTTGTTCGTTGCCTTAGATTGCATCCGTCCTGAGCTCTGGTTAATCTGCTGCTGCTTGGCTACAGCGCTTTTCGCTGTGGTATCTTCCTTGCCAAGGAAAGCGTTGGTAATTCCCAGTTCACTTTGCGCCAAGGCATATAGCTCATGGGCAAACTCCAGATCCTGCGATACGTCGGCCTGCAAATCCTCCACACCGAAAGCCTGAAGCTCGGCAGCGTTTCCTCTCACCACTTCATAAAGCTCATTCTTGAGATTGAGCCTCATCGTGTCTAAAGTCTTTATGATCACGCCGCCAGTCAGTAGTTTATCTTCGATGGTGGAGACGATCTTCTTCAGGGCGTCCTGCTGATCGCGGATCACATCGACATCGCTTTGTCCGCCGAATTGGAAGTTGACCGGGACGTTCCTCCACCGGATCAGAGGGGATTTAGTTGGCTGGAAGTAAGGCACTTTCGTTCCCTTTTTGATCACGGTTCCATTGGCGAGGATCATATCCTCCTCTATGATCTCCTTGTCCCTGATCACCTCTTTGAATCGTTTGGAGCCGCACTCGCACTCATCAGATGGGCCTTGCGTGAGTCCGCACTCCTTGCAGACGTCCAGACGCCGATGATAGAACTTCTCGACATTCTCCAGCGGGACGTTCCTTGTCCAGACAAACTTGTTTATGTCTCCGTCGGTGTCCTTGTACCAGCACTCGAACAGAGTAACCTTACCCGAATAGTTCTGCGTTCCATGGAAGGCATTCATCTGCGGATATTCGTCTGAGTCACCGGGGCCTATATCGACGTTGTACCGCCGCTCGACGTATCTCTTGGTGACAGAGAACGAGACGAAGAAATAATCCATATCTTTGATGCGGTAGACTCCTGGCTGCGGGATGAAAGCCTTGGGATGCGGGTTCTTCACTTGCAATTCTCCGCGCCATAGATGATGCTTCTTGTCCGGGTTCCACATGACCTCAAAGAGAGAGAACCCCTGTATATTCGTAGTTCGCAGGTTCTCATCGTACATCTCATCGAAGTCCTCGATCACCTTCAGATCGTCTTTAGCAGAGTCCTCGATCATCTGAGCGAGATAGTCAAATCCCCTGTGTCGAGATTTTACAGCAGGGGCGGGGACCGTATTGTCCACTTCGGACTCCAGAAACTCATAGACGATGTTGACCACGTTCTTTGAGAGCTTCCCCGACTTGGATCTGGTGTCGGGATCGTAGTCCACATCGATTGTCCCGTTGTAGATCATCTCACGGTCGTTGAAAAGAGTCTCGGGATAGTTGTTCGCCTTGGAAAGCGCGCTCTTCAACTTCTCATCCCAGTATTTCAACTTTGCCATGAGTTCCTGATCTGATTGGCGGTCTGCTAAAGTATCTGCCACTTTTTTAATCACCTTCCGGAACGGTTTCAATAAGTCCATTTAATCACCTCAGCCTGCTAGATAGGCATCGCGGATGTAGCGCTTCCTGCCTGCTGCGTATGTTGATATTGATACCTTTGGCAGTTGCTAAACTTAGAGCACAACGCTTCCGCACTGAACAGCGTTACGTTATCAGGCAACGTACTCTCAAATTTTTCTCTGTCCCTCATGTGTCTGCAAACCTCTTTATGATCGCAATCAACGCACTTGTTCATTCCACACCTCCGCTAAGAATTGATCAATGCCTGCTGCCATGTTCAACGGCGGGTATAATTGTTTGAACTTCGCTTTGGCCTCGTCGTAATCATCCGGCAGGGAGTTTCGCATCGCCAGCATCGCCACTCCTGGCCCGCGTGACTCGCCTCGATTGCAGTGCACTAAGACCTTCACGCCGCACTTCAAGGCTTGTTTGATAGCGTCTAATGCCGGCTGAATCAGGCGCATCGAAAAGAACTCAGCAGGGGCATCCACCATGTTCAGGATGATCCTGGTTGGCCGGTAAGCGACTAGATACTCAGGGTGATCCTTGGCGCATTGCTTAGCGTAGCCCACGGCATTGCGATGGAAGGGGTACTTGGCACACTGGACGAGGTAAAAACCTTCAGCGATGTCATCCTGGCTGCCGACATAAAGATTGGGATAAACTTCGATCATGTTAATCACCTATTTCTAGAGAGATAAAGATTGCGATAGTTACCAAAGTAAATATTATTCCATCTATCAACCAGCACCAACCATAAGGAGGCGTTGTCCTGATTGTTAAATATATCAGAACTAATGTCAGGACTGTAAGTAGTATTCTCATTTTCCAGTCATCCCCTTATCTCCCCCACTGATTG